TGCCTTTCTTAAAAATTTTGGGCCAACTATCTCCAGAGGTAAACAAAAGAGATGGTAAATATGTCGAGGGCGCAGAGCCAGGCAAAATCATAAACACAGTCACNAATGCATTGTACGACAAAATAAATGTTGTACCGTGTCATTACAAAAGACAGTACATCGAATGGCAAGACAGAGGTACCAGTACAGGTGCACCTGTTGCGATACACGATGCAGATAGTGATATNNTAAGTCAAACGACTAGAGGTAAAGATTACAAAGATAGATTACCAAATGGTAACTACCTTGATAATACTGCTAGTCACTTTGTACTTTGTGTAGGTGATAATCCAGAGACTGCTTTGATTTCTATGAAATCTACTCAACTTAAAGTTAGTAGAAAGTGGAACTCAATGATGATGGGTTTAAAGATGCAGGGTAAAAATGGTTTATTTACTCCGCCAACTTACAGCCACATTTATACTTTATCAACTGTTCAGATGTCTAACGACAAAGGAACATGGTTTGGTTGGGATGTAGCAAAAGCAGGACCAGTTACAGATAAGGGAATCTATGACATGGCTAAATCTTTTGCAGAATCTGTAGGTAAGGGTGAGGTAGAAGCTAGACCCGAAGCACAAGAGCAAACTAAAAAATCTTTAAATTTATAAGATCCTAGGTAGTGGGCGTCTAAGCGAGAGTGGATACGCCCACTTTTAATTTATGAATGATAAGATAATAAAAGCTCCGGTAACGTATGAGGATTGGATAGATCTGGGACGGGTGATCATACCCTGCGATACAAAGCAGAGTGTGGTCGAGAAATGGTCCGATCCGGATTTTAAGATTACGAAAGAAGAATGGAGAATAGAACACGCAACAAAACAAATAGGACTCAGACTCGATCAATACATTGACTTTGATATTGATAACGATGTTGTTAAAAGATTTACAAGTGACCACATAAAATCTTGTGGTGCAATATTTGGTAGAAAAAATAATCCATCAAGTCATTATCTTTGGTCTGGTACATCAGACTACAAGAAATTTGCATTACCAAAAGAATTAGAAAATTATTATAAAAATTATCCACATGGTGCAACACTGTGTGAAATAAGACATGGCGCAAACAAATACACATTAGTTCCAGAAACAAAATATCATACTACAAGTGAAGTTGTAAAATGGGTTAAGTATGATGGTATAGATGAGTACCCAGGTAACATACAAGTTGATCTTGGTAAGATAGCTTTGTCTGCTGCATTGTGTATTACTTACGCAGGTTCTGGACAAAGNGACGACTATTGTACTGCAATAGCAGGTGTATTGTTNAAACACACAGAGTGGAATGTNGATGAGATAGATGATTTTATTTATAAGATAGCTGTTGCAGCAAAAGATGAAGAGTGTGAAAAAAGAAAGAAAAAAGGCACTACACATAAAAAAGCAAATAGAAAATTTGGCATGCCAAAACTTGCAGAGATTATTGGTTGTTCTACAAAAACAATTGCAACAATGTTTAGTTGGATTGGTGTACAAGAAGCAACAAGTGAAGAAGCAAAACAATCAATTGGTCAGATCATAGAATATGGTAGTGACAGATATTTTGTAAAAATAAATGCAGTTGTGCAAGGAGAAGCTGTAGAAAAAACAATTACAGTCGATGGTCCTACACTTAGAAACAAAAAATTATTTTATGATGCTGTAATTAGTAAAGCATCTGTTTGGATTCCAGAAATGAAACCTGCAGACTTTGAAGAAATCATGCGTAGAAAATATGAAGCAAGAGAAAAATCAAAAGATTATGTAGAAGATGCAGAAGAAGATTTAAGATTTGTAAAGTATTTTAAAAATTATATTTCAGAGCAAAAAGCATATACAAATAAAAAAGAATTAGCTTACTTTGGTCTACCTTACTACAATCAAAGTAATAACATTTTAGAATTTAATTTAGATAAGTTTGAAGATTATTTACTAAGACAAAAAATAAATTTATCTAGAGTTGACCTTGTTATTAAATGTCAAAAAATTTTAAAAGCAAAAAAGAATCACGGTAAGTTTCAAAACAAATCTTGTGTATCGTGGCGTATTCTTAATCAAAAACTTGAAGCAGAAGATTTAATTATAGAAGGTGAGTATAAGGAGATAATAGATGATAGAACCTAAATTTATATCTGGACCACCAGGAACAGGTAAAACTTCTACTTTTATAACTCAAAAATATATAGAGTTGTTAAAAAAATATTCTTATGAAAAGATAATAATACTATCTCATACTAACGTTGCAGCTGATGAAATAAGAGACGAGATATTAAAACTACCAGAAGTAAAAGAAAAAGGTCTAACTAAGAAAACTTTTAAATACAGAATATGCACAATACATAGATATTGTAAAAATAAATTAGTAGGTCGAAAAGAAAAATTTAGTTTTCAAGATCACAAAAATATGTGCATGATAGAGTCTTTGTTTAAANTACAACAGGTTAAAGANTCTGACTTTGANAACGATAAACATATGTTTTACAAATATTTATCAGATGCTTTTGGNACAGGTTTATCTTTAAAAGAATATTGGAAAGAATGTGATAAAAATTCATACAAACCNTATAGTNTAAATTCAATTGAAGAAATGTTACCTCATTATGTAAAATATAAGGAAGATAATCATGTNTGTGATTACGACGACATGATAAGAGATTTTATTGATAAAGCAGTAGAACCAGACATAGATGCTTTAATAGTTGATGAAGCACAAGATAGTAATGTACCACAAAGAAAAGCACTAGAAAAAATGTCAACTAAAGCAAAAGAATATTATTTAGTTGGTGATGCGGATCAAACTATATTTGAATTTTCAGGAGCAGATGCAGATTATTATCATAAGCTATCAAGAAATGCAGAACAATTAGAGCAAGGTCACAGATGCGGAAAAACAATCAACGCATTATGTAAAAGAATTATAAAACCAATATGGGATGAGTATGGTTATGAACGTACCTGGAGATCTACGGAGCATGTAGGAAATCATTATCGTTTACCTAATTTAGAAAACATGTGTAGTGCTATGGAAATTTTGTTAGATAAGATAAGAAATACTAATGAAACTTTTTTATTTACTTATAGACAAACGCCTTCTGATTCATGGGTTAAAAAATTTTTAAAAGACAATGGCATAGAGTTTTCACATGTAGGAAACACGGCCCACGTACCAAAAAAAGAATTAAGATGTCATAAACTGTGGCCAGATTTTTGTAAGGGTACACCTATGCCGCTTAAACAAATAAAAGATTTTTGGCAATACATGGGTAGTAAAGTTATTCCACGAGGTAAAGGCGAAGAGACTTTTGAAGATTGGGTAGATAGAGAATACACAATAGACTATTTAATAAGTAAAAAATTTTTAAAAGACACTGCAGGACAGGAAAGAGATTTTTGTTTAATAAGAATACAAAGAGGTAAGAAAGAAGATTACGAAAAAAGATTATTGTATATTAAAAAAATATTACAAAAAGGTTTTGATTTAGAAGGAGATGTAAGAGTTCAATATGCAAACATACATACAGTAAAAGGTCTGACCTTTGATAATGTTATAGTTGATGAATCTAGATTTAGAAAAGAAGATTATTTTACACAGTTAAGATTAAAATACGTTGCGTATAGTCGAGGCAAATATGATTGCTGGACCATATCAACTCAAGATAAATATAGAAGGAGGTTAGGAGAAAGATGAAATATTTTATTAGAAAATGGCAAGGTGTAGAACATAAAGTTTTAGGTTCTAAAGATGACACAAAAATTTGTGATGGATGTAAACAAGAATTTAATCAAAAAAATTTTCATATAGCTAGTGCTAAAGTAAAATCTGAAACTCAAGAAATGTATAAAAGATTAAAAAATAAATGTAAAAAATGTGAAAACCCTTTGCGTAGCATAAGACATAATTTAGAAAAACATCCAAGCACTCCACCAAAAACAAATTACTGTGAACATTGTGGAAAAATAAATACCAAAATTGTATTACACCATAATCATGCAACAGGTAAATTTGTAAGATGGGCATGTGTAAATTGTAATAGTAGATTCGTACATGATACATTAGAGGAACATATAAACGACGCAAGGAGGTGGTATAGGACATGACAGATAAAAGTATATTTAAAGGAATAGGTTATAAATCATTAGACAAGCAACATGGCGGGAGTCACTACAAAAATTTTCGTATACAGCCTGCTGAGTTTATAAATGAAAACAAATTGCTTTTTGCGGAAGGTAATGCTATTAAATATATATGCAGACACTCTGCGAAGGGAAAAGAAGAAGATATCAAGAAAGCAATACACTATTTAGAAATGATATTAGAGAGAGATTATAATGTGTAAACATCCAATTGATTTAGATTTAAAAGATGTAGACACAGTTGCTGTCGATATAGAAACATATGACCCTAACCTTAAAACAAAAGG